CAAGCATATACAGTTGTTTATGAATATTATTTAACTAGTGTTGAAATGATTGATGCAACAGATGTACCTAAAATACCAGAGATATATAGAAATGTAATTTTAGATGGTGCTATGTATTATGCTTATATGTTTCGAGGTAATACACAAGATGCATTAGTAGCAAAAGAAAAGTTTGAAGCAGGATTAAAGAACATGAGAATTGTTCTTATAAATGAAAACACATATGTTAGGTCTACTATGTTAACAAGATCACAAAGAAGTACATACGTTTATAGATTGGCTTCATAAATGGCAGATGCATTACAAACATATGCTTTTGAATATAAAGGTGGGTTAGTAAGTAACTTATCTCCTTTACAGCAAGGTTTGCAACAACCTGGTAGTGCTAGGATTTTAAGAAACTTTGAACCATCTGTTGAAGGTGGATATAAAAAAATATTAGGGTTTACTAAATTTGATAATAATTTAATACCTTCTTTTGGACAACCAAAGGTACACGGAGCTAGTCAAACAGGTACAAACTTAGTAGTTGCAGGATTATATATTACACCTATAGTAGGAGATGTATTTACAGTAGCAGGAATCAGTGGTACTTATACTGTGTCTTCAGTTAGTTATAGTTCAACTACTAAAAGATCAACTTTAGGTTTAACAAGTAGTTTGGCAAGTTCACCTGCAGATCAAGCAGACGTAACTTTTACTACTAATAGAGAAAATCCTAGTGGGTTAGCAGCATGGGAAAGTTCTGTTATCGTTGCAAGAAATGGACACATATATCGTTCTACAGGTACAGGATATACAAGAATAAATATAACACAGTATGGAACACCTGTAGTAAATGGAGGTAGTCAGACAGGAAGCACATTAGCAATAGATGGTTTAACATCTACTCCTAAAACTGGAGATACTTTTACAGTAGCAGGTATAACTTTAGTATATACAATCACTAATACACCTACTGTTACTAGTGGAGGTACAACTTTAAACATATCTCCTGACTTAGCAAGTAGCCCTAGTGATGGAGCTAGTGTAACTTTTTTAACAAGTGATAGAACAGGAACAGAAACTACTAGATTTGCAAAATATAGAATAGGTACAACAGAAAAAATAGCAGGGGTAGATGGTACAAACTTTCCTTTTTTATATGATGGAACAACATATACACCATTAACTGAAGCACCTAGTGATGTTAATGGAGCAGAGCATGTAGCATTTTTTAAGAATCATTTATTTTTTTCAAAAGGTGATGTATTAAGTTTTACAGCACCCTATACAGATAGTGATTTTGCTCCAGGTAATGGAGCAGGAAACATAAGTGTAGGTACTAATATAACAGGACTTATAGCTTTTAGAGAGCAGTTAATTATATTTAGTGAAAATAAGATAGAAAGATTAGTTGGAAATACACTTGCAGATTTTATATTACAACCTATAACTACCAATATTGGCTGTGTAGATTCCGATACAATTAGAGAGGTAGCAGGAGATGTAGTATTTTTAGGGCCAGATGGAATTAGATCATTAAGTTCTACAGATAAGATTGGAGATTTTGATTTAGCAGTTATATCAAAAGTTATTCAAAAAGAAATAGTAAATTTAATATCTAGTAATTCAAGTTTTACAAGTATAACTATAAAAGGTAAATCTCAATACAGATTATTAGGAAACAATACAGGAATATTAGGAACACAATTAGCAGGAACAGAAGGGAATATGTTTGGGTGGGCAGAAGTAAGAGGTATAAAAGCAGTAGCTGCTGATAGCAATTTAAAAAATAAAATAGAGACTATAGTATTTACAAATGGTAATGGATACGTTTATAAAATGGAAGACGGTAATAGTTTTGATAGTGAAAATATAGAAGCAAACTTTGCAACACCTTTTGTGACATTAAATGATCCACAATTAAGAAAAACTATTTATAAATTACATTTATATACAAATCCTATAGGTAGTGTAGAAGTAGACTCTAGTTTATTATTTGACTTTGATACAGATGGAGTTGTACAACCTGCACCAATTACTTTATCAAATACTACAAGTACGATATCTGTTTATGGTGATACTACTTCAACTTATGGGACAGCTACATTTGGTGGTAAATTAAAAAAAGTATTTACAACACAAACAATAGGGTCTGGTTTTAATGTTTCTTTGAATTTTTTAGTAAGTGATACAAATGCACCATTTTCATTAGATGCTTCAATTTTAGAATATGCAACTTTCGATAGACGATAAGGATTAGTTATTATGGGTACAGGATATATAAGAAAAGACACTGGTAATAATATTGCTGACGGTAATGTTATTAATGCATCTGACTTAGATGGAGAATTTGATGGTTTAGTTAGTGCATTTGCCACTTCTACAGGACATACTCACGATGGTAATACGGGAGAAGGTGGGCCAATAAGTAAAATAGGGCCATCACTTCAATACGAAGCAGATGCTAATGCATTTTTTCCTGAAACTAACAATGCAGTAGATTTAGGTAAAACTGCAAAGCAATTTAAAGATTTATATATTGATGGTGTTATTAATGCTGATAGTGTTTCTGCTGATGCAGTAACTGTTACTAATGCATTATCTGCTCAATCTACACTAAAAGTAGGTGGAGCTGCAACATTAGAAAGTACACTTGCAGTAAGTGCTACTTCTGCATTTAAAGGAGCAGTAAGTGTAGAATCTACATTAAGAGTTACTGGAGATACGGATGTTGAAGATTTATCTGCTAGTGGAACACTCGATGTAGCAGGAAGTGCAACATTTGCTAATAATGTAACTGTTAATGCAAATTTAGCTGTTGGAGATATTATAGCATCTGCAATAGAAACTGGAGCACCATCAACATTTTCAGCAAAGACTACATTTACTACTGATGCTACTGTAGGTGGTACATTTGCAGTTGGTGGTACAACTAATCTTGCAACAGCTACAATCAGTGGAACTCTAGATGTAACTGATGAAACTTCTTTAGGTAATACTTCTGCAGATGGTACATTAGATGTATCTGGTAATGGTTCTGTAGGTGGTACATTTAATGTTGAAGGCGATCTTAAAAACAATGCAGGTAATTTAACAGTAGATCCTGCTACACAAATCTTAGAAATTAAAGGTTCTGGTTCTACTGAAGGACAAATACAACTTAATTGTGCTGTTAATTCACATGGCCAGATAATTACTGCAGCAGATCATGGTGTTTCAGCTACTAATACTTTGACATTACCTGGAGGAGATACTATAGGTAATGCAAATGCTACTTTAGTTTCTGACACAGGTACACAAACTTTAACCAATAAAACTCTAACTAGCCCTGCAATAAATGGAGCTACTATAGATTCGGCTGTTAGTGTTTCTTCAGTAGGTACATTAAATGCAGGTACTAATGCTGACATTAACGGTACATTAGATGTAGGAGGTAATGCTTCAGTAGGAGGTTCATTTAGAATAACTAATAATGTAACAGCTTCAGGTACACTTAATGTAGGTACTAATGCTTCTGTAACTGGAACTTTAGCTGTAACAAATACAATAACAGGAGCTTCTACAGTATCAGATCAAGATGGTGATTTAAGAGACATACCTTTAAGCACTAAAGTATCGGGTAATTATACTTTAGCAATAGGAGATGCAGGTAATCAAGTTACAATAAATTCAGCTAATGTTATAATAACTGTGCCAACAAGTGTATTTGCAGTCGGTGATATTGTATCAATTATATCAGTAAATGGATGTACAGCATCATTAGCTTGTACTGCTGTAAACGCAGTTAAGGCAGGAGATTTAGCAGCAACTGCTTTGCATACACTAGATGCAAATGGAGTCGCAAGTATTATGTTTAGTTATACAGCAAACTTAGCTATACTTACTGGGAATATTTCATAATGACTGGAATACATCAATTATTATTTTCTAACTTTTCTACTGCGGTAGCAGATGCAGGTGAAATTGTAGTTATTGAAAGTTTTTTAGGTGATACTGTTTGGACTTGCCCTACTGGTGTTACAAGTGTTGATTATCTTGTAATTGCAGGTGGTGGAGGTGCATCATCTGGTGGAGCAGGTGGTGGTGGTTTTAGAACTGGCACTGGTATGTCTGTAACAGCAGGTACAGATTATTCTATCACTGTGGGTGGTGGTGGATTATCAGGATCTGGCTCTGCAGCTAGTTCATCTACGCCAGCAGAAACTGCTGGGAGCAACTCTACATTTAACGGAGTAACATCAAGTGGCGGTGGAAAAGGAGGATCAAACTCACCTGCTACAGGACCACACGCACAATCTGCTAACGCCCGTGATGGAACTGCTTTAAATGGAGGTAGTGGTGGTGGTGCAGGTTCAGCAGAAGTTCAAAGATATGGTGGGGCTACTATTGCTCTTCCCGGAGGTCAGCAATCACATGAAACTACAACTGTACAAGGCAAAGCAGGTGGAAACAATACAACTGGTTCTCCCTTTGCAGGAGGTGGTGGCGGTGGTGCTAAAGATGCAGGACAAACCGCCCCTAATAGTACCACTGGAGGGGATGGAGGAGATGGTGAAACTATAGGAATATCTGGTGCTGATGTTACATATGCAGGAGGTGGAGGAGGTAGTGTTTTTTCTGCAACTGCGGGCACTTCCGCAGGATCTGGAGGTGCAGGTGGCGGTGGCAACGGAGCACTTAATCCAAGCAACGGAACAGCAGGAACAGTTAATCTTGGTGGCGGTGGAGGTGGGTCTGGTTCAGGAGGAACTGGAGGAACAGGTGGCTCTGGAATTGTAATTATCAAATACACAGTACCTATAAGCTCACCACTAATATTTAGAGGCACAACAAAATGGGTATGCCCAACTGGAGTATCTTCTGTAGATTATTTAGTAGTCGCAGGAGGTGGTGGTGGGGGAGGTGGTGCTGGTGGTGGTGGAGGTGCTGG